CAATCGCTGAGGTCATGGTGCCCATTCATCCCAGATTGATGTGAAGTCGTCCCATTCCGAAGCGCCTTCGTCCCACTGCGAGAACGGGTAATGATACTCAAACATTGGAACGGTGTGCGCTGGCGCATACATACGGATCAGACATTCAAGCTCCGCGTTGCCCCAAGCTATCAGCGGCTCGCCGGCGTGCGAGTCGTCGGTGCGGAAGTAAACGTAGGTTTCCTCTGCCGAGAATACCGTCCAGGCATAGTCCCATGTGCTATCGTAGAGCGGTTCGTCGGCGCGGTTGATGTCGACGCGGAACGCGGAAAATGTTGCGATCTGAATTGTGAAACCGTGCGCGGCGGCAAGCTCGATGAAATAATGTATGGACTGTCCGCCGCGCATCGAGAATTTCGCGCACACCGCCGCCTGTCGCTGTTGGATCGTGGTCAGCGGTTCACAGTCTGGTAATCCGAGAGTTGCTTCCCATTCCGGCAACATCTCTGCGGCGACGCTGCACGGGAAGGTTTCACCGATCACCTCCCCGGCGCGCGCGTGCAGCCGCGCCCAGGTCGGCATCAGCGCTAGCAGTTGCTCCGCTTGCACCGTGCCCCATCCGCGATGCCAGACGCGGCCACGCGGCAGCAGGCGTTGAAACTGCCAGAGGTAATCGGTCGCGGACGCGACGGGCAGCGGCATCAGATCACCGAGAGGGTGCCCATGACTGGCAGCGCTCCGGCTGGCGCGACGACTGGCGCGGCGGGGATCGTCATGTCGAAGCGGTTCACCCCCGGCGTGCCGCTGATCGCGGTGTAAAGCTGCGAGGGATAGATCGTGCCGCCGACTTCGCCGAAGGCGAGGAACGCGTCCGCGAGCGACGCGCGGATCGAGGTCTCCATCTCGACGGTCGAGGGATCGAGGCTGCCGATCGTCACGTCGATCGAGAACGGCACGGGCGCGGCGATGAAGACGAGCGCGGTCACGGGTTGGAGCGGCCACAGATGTTCGGCGACGTTAAGCTGATCGCCGCTTGCGGTCGGTCCTCGCGTTTCTTCACTGGCGCAGCCGTCGGTTCCTTGCGGGAAGCCGTTATGCGCGGCGTTCGCTGCGTCGAACATCGGATAAACCTGAACTTGTCCGGCGCTCGATTGTATCCAGGCGCGGGTCACGCCCGGAACTTCGAGCGCCCATTCGATGTAATCCGACGCGGCCCCGCCCTGCGGCGGTTGCGCGTAGCGGAACAGCATCCGTGTGCGGAAGTCGGCTTGCGTCTCTTGATCGGCGCCCCCGGTCAGCGACGTTCCGGTGACGCCTCCGCCGTTGATCCCGACGATCGGCGTGTCGATCCCGATCGGGATTCCGGCGTCGGCGTTCGTCCCGACTCCGTTCACGGCGGCGACGATCGGAACGATCAACAGGCCGGTCGCGTCGACAGTGCCATCCGCGGTGGTCGTGTAGGGCACGGCGTCCTGGCGGGTCAGCGCGGTGCCGGAAGGCAGGACGAGCCCGGCAGTGCCGGTGAACTGCGCGCTGCCTGACGCGGGCGAACTGTCCTTTTGATAAACCCCGATCAGCGCGGCCCAGGCATAGAGAAACTCGTCGGTCGCGGTGAACGGGACGGACTGTCGCGCGATCCAGTCGAGGTAGCCATAGACGCTATAGGCCAGCCCGGCCATGACCCAGGCGAGGACGCGGAGGACGGCGTTCCGAAGCAGTCCGTCGAGACCGGGCACCCCGGAAGACGTGACGTCCTCGATCGCTTGGTTGCGGAGCGCGGTCAGAGTTGGCCTAGCAAACGGGATGACACACACTCCCCAGTCGGAGGAACCAATGAACCCGCGTCCGTTGCCACCCCGTGAATATCTGCGCGAGTGCTTCGATTACGATCTGGAAAGCGGGGCGCTGCGATGGCGCGAACGACCGCGCGGACATTTCAGTCGTCCGAACGTCCACGCGGCTTTCAACGCCCAGAGCGCGGGACGCTTGTTCGGCAAGGTCACCCGCGACGGGAACGGGCGGGCGGGCGAACTTGATGGTATTTGCTACAAGGCGCACCGCTTGATCTTTAAGCTTATGACCGGCCTCGATCCTGTCGAAGTCGATCACCGAGATCGCGACAGGCTGAATAATCGCTGGTCCAATCTCCGCGACGCCACCCAAGCGCAGAACAACGCCAACGTCGGCGCGCGTCGCCACAATCGGCTCGGTATCAAAGGCGTTAAGCCGCACGGTCAGAGGTTCATCGCGCGGATTACTGTTGATCGACGGGCGGTGCATCTCGGAGTGTTCGACACCCCCGAGGCTGCCCACGCGGCTTACGTCGAGGCGGCGCGCGCTAGATGGGGAGAGTTTGCGGCCAGCGAATAGCATCAGGCGGCGATCCTACGCGCGAGGGGAAGGGCGGCGATTGGGGGTCCTTGCGCGACCGCGCGGAGCGTCGCGAGGTTGTCCCACGCCCAGCCGTAGACGAAGCGGGTCAGCGATCCGTCCGGCTTCGTGATCGCGACGGCGATGCCCATCATGGTTCCGCCGATCGCGTTGTCGAGCCAGCGCGTATCAACGACGACCGAGGACGCGACCGAGTCGTCGATCAGCCATTGCAGCGCGTCCTGTGCGTAGCGTCGCGCGAGGCCGAGGGTGTCGCGCGTCTTCTTCGCGCGGTCGAGTTGCCAGAGGTTCGAACCGAGCGGCTGATCGGAATAAAGGTCGGCCCACCAGCCCCGGCGATCGGAGGTCCCGTCTGTCGGAACGAAGTCGGGCGTCGCGAGGCGATCGGTGAACAGGCTGACGAGGCAGGCGGTTTCGAGGTCCTGTCCGGACTGAAGATCCCCGTCCGCGAGTGACCAGTCGCCCATCGCGTTCGTGTTGTCCCACTGAATGAGGATGTCTCCGGCACAGGTCGCGGGCGGCAGCGTTCCGTCCGCTTGCGGCAGCGGCAGTCCGGCTTCCTCGATCCAGCCGGTCATGGGCGGGCCTCGAGCGCAGCGACGCGGGCGGTCAGGGCGGCGACGAGGGCGCGAAGCTCGTCGAGTTCGCTGGTCGCTGCGGCGTCGAACTCCGTGACGAGGCCGTCCCACTGCGACGCGCCCATCCTGGCCTTGATCACGCCGGAGGCGTCGACGGTGATCGTCGTCCCGTCGACTTTGATGCCGCCGAGGACGGTCGTCGACGCGATCGGCAACGTATAGGTCGGCCCTGCGGGTCCCTGCGGCCCTTGGGGTCCTTGTGGTCCGGGCACGGTCGAGGCGGCCCCAGGCGGTCCCTGTGGCCCCGTGGCGCCGGTCGTCCCGGCTGGCCCCTGCGCTCCGGTCGCTCCGGTGTTGCCCTGCGGCCCCTGCGGACCTTGGGGTCCGGTAGGTCCGGGGACTGTCGAATCTGCCCCAGGCACCCCCTGCGGCCCCGTGGCGCCCGTGGTGCCGGTGGTTCCTTGCGGTCCTTGTGGTCCAGTCGCTCCGGTCGGCCCTGTCGGTCCTGGCACCGTCGAGGCGGCGCCGGTCGGACCCTGTGGCCCGGTCGCCCCCGTCGTCCCCTGGTCTCCCTTCGGTCCGGTCGGTCCGGTCGGTCCTGGCGGTCCCGCTGGTCCGGTCGCTCCCGTCGCCCCGGTCGGTCCGGTCGGGCCGGCTGGTCCTGGCGGTCCGGTCGCTCCGCCGCCCCGGTTCGCGTCGCAATAGTGTTTCGTGACGGCGTGATTTGACACGGAAGGCTCGAACGCGAGCGACAGGTTCGAGTTGTCGAGTGCCACGTCGCCGGCTCCGGAACGGCTCGACGTGCCAGCGCCCACCTTGATGTCCGGCGACGTGATCGTCGTCGCGGTCTCGGCGGCGATTTTGGCCGTCTTCGTCTTCACGGCGACGACGTTGTTCCGTTGCAGAGAGATCGCGTCCCCTTCGTCGGAGAAGATCGTCACCTCCCCCGGCTTTTGATTGCGGGGGCGGGCTTTTTGATTCGCGGTCGCGTGAACGACGCCGTTCGAGCGGTCGCCGTTGCCGAAGCTGACGAACGCGTCCGAGCCGATCGGGGCGTGCGAAGCGATGCCGTAGAGTTGCACCACCTGAAGGTTGTCGATCGTCTCCGGCGTGCCGCGCACCTTGCCCTGGACCTTGTGCACGGGTCCGGTGTCGTCGGTCGACGTGATCGTGACGGCGGCGGAGGCCATCTGCACGCGGCGATACAGGCGATCGGATACGGTCATGTTGAGGCGGTCTGTCCTGGCGGATTGAATGTCGTCTTCGCGGGCGGTGCGGCGGCGGTCGCGTTCGCGGGGTTCGGCGATGTCGGGTTCGCGTGCGTCACGCCCTCGACGGTGACGAGGCCGAGGGGTCCGGACGGTTGGACGAAGAACGCTTCGGGCGGCATCAAGGTCAGTTGCCCATGCTGTCCGCTTTCGTCGCGCGTATAGGTCACGGCGGCGATGATATAGTTCGCGTTCCGGAGCTTCAGCGCTTCGGCCTGGATCGGCGCGAGCTTGTTCACTTCCCAGAGCTTGCCGGCGCTGTCGCGCCAGGAGTCGCACTTTACATTGAACTGATAGGATTGCCCTTTCCGCTTGTTCATCTCCCAGACCGCGCGGTCGTAAACGATGTCCCTGCCGTTCACGAATTGCTCCGAGATCACGTAACGCTTGCGGAAGCGCGGAACGCCCTCGTCCCTGACGATCTTCCCCACGTCCGGCGTGTTCACCCCGGCTTCCGTGCCGAAGGTCAGGACGGACGTCAGATGCCCCTCATACTCGGAGAAGCGTCCGTCCATCGAGAACGAGACGTCGCCTTCCTCGACGTTCGCGCCGAGCGAGAAGCCGGAGGCCATCGAGTCGGTGCCGACTTTCGCGAGCATGATCGAACCGTCCGGGAGATCGTAGACGATCATTTGAGAATAGCGGGTGATCCGGTCGATTATCTCCCAGGGCGTCTCGCCGAGCAGGATGTTGAATTGCGGGATCGTCACGCCGTCGCCCGCGCTCGTCTTCACGGTGATGCCGTAGGGTTTCGCGAGTTGCTCGACGATCGCGAGCGTCGTTCCGTTGATCTGTTGAAACCCCGGTTGATTGATGTCGCCGAAGACGGCGGAACAGTCGACGAGGTCCTCCGACTTCGAGCGTCCGCTGATCCGGATCATGTGATTGCCCGCGTTGATCTGTGCGGTGTAGCGGTCGACGTATCCGGTCAGCACCAGATCCCCGCCGATCTTCACGGTGCAGGGCTGCCCCGGCTGAACGTCTATGTCGGGCGCGTTCGGATACTTCTCTGTCACCTCCAGGTCGAACGAGGACGGGATCGCGGCGAGCGGTCGCGAAACGGAGACGCGTTGCCATCCGGTAAGGACCTGGTTCCCGATCGTCAGGGTCAAGGTGTCGTTCCAGCCGGAGGGCGGTCCGTGGGAGGAAACCCCGTGCGCGTCGCTCATCGCGAGAGGCCGGCGAAGTCGAGCGGCATGAACAGCGGATGGCGGACGTCGGCAGCGGCGACGAGTTCAGGCTCGCGGGTCGTGTCCTGATAGAGCGTCCAGGCTTCCGCGAGCGACGGCATCGAGGCGGCGGTCGAGACCTCGACGAGATAGGCGAGGTTCGCGCCCCGGACGGCGAGGTCGAGCGACACGGCGGTCCGGAGATCGCGCACGGCCTGATAGGTCGCGTCGCGTCCGGCGTCGGCGGCACGGGTCGCCTCCGCGTCGAGGACGTCACAGACGGCGTGGCGGAGCGCTTGGGCGTCCTGATAGCTGGCGGGACGGTAGGCTTGCGTGGCGGCTCCCAGCGCGGCGCAGGCCGCACATCGCAGGTTGTCGGCGATCGCGTCCTGTGCGGCGCGCGCCTCGTCCGCTGCGGCG